TCGCCTTTTCGCCCTTGAGGCGAATGTCTTCTAAAGGTTATCATGGCTAGTCAAATCCTTTCGTATAAGTGCAGGTCAGACGGCGTGGCGTTACTCCTTACAAGCACCGCATTTATTAAATTGCATTTTCCAACATCCACATAAATGGCATCTCTCAACCTCTTTGTCCATGATGTCCTCCTCTAATCTTGCACCCTTGCGATAGCATTTTTGGCATTCTGCGATAACTACTCCTGGCACTGTATCCCAGCCAAATTCAATCTCGAAGATAGTTGATTTCTTGCAAGCATTACATTTCATTACCGCAGCTTCTATCATGGCTTAGAACCCCAGCCCTTACCTTTAAAGATTGCTGGAGTAGGTGCAAACACCTTTCGCATCTCTGCACCACACAAAGTACAAGCTGGAGGCTCGTGATCGAATGCTAGGTCAAACTCCACGATAACCTCCTCGCCTGGACATTCGTAATCATATTTAGGCATGATGGCCATAATCGATTCTGTTAATTACTCCACAGCCCACGCAAGTCAGTAAACCCTCAACGTGAACCATTCTTGGATCATTACACATGTCGCAGCACTCATTTAGCGGCACTATGTCAGGCACTACAGTGCCATTCTGATTGAATCTGATGCGTAAACCATCAGGTTGGATGATTTCTAGTTCGCCCATTTATTTATCCTTATCGGGATCTGGAAAGTAAAACTTGCCATTGGCAGTTATCTTTGCCCACTTAGGTTCGCATTGATCAGCTTTAACTTTTTCAACACAAACATAACCCTTGAATGGACGTCCGGTCTTTGATGTGCCTTCCTTAAGCAACATTCTGCCATGAACGCAATCAAAGGATTCTGATACCTTCTCAGCATTTAGTGATTGTGCAACATCATCAACTGACCAGGCAATTGGTGCTGGATCTTCTAACTTTGGTGCAGTCCAGTCAGGAGTCGCAGTTGCTCTAAGTGCATCAACTACAGCTGCAGTTCTAGATCCAGGTGCGCCGTAAGTAGGCTTGTTCAAATCTCCTTCTCGTACTCGCTCCATTTCCAATTTAGATGGTCTTGCACCTTTTTTGGCGTAAGTCCAGTTAGCGAGCGCACGACCCAGCGCAGAACTTTCAGACAATTCGCAAGCAAATTTATTAAAACCTGAAGTTGTTTTCGTTTCACTCGCCCACCCAGTCGATACTGGATGTTGATCAGCCTCAGTTCTAAATAGCCGAGCCACAAATACATATTCATCGCTCGGAGCGTTAGCTGCGACAACTCGCTCTGTTTCGATTCGCCCGTCTGGGCAATCTTTCCAGAACTTGGATAATCTTTCTTCCACAGTTTCATAATCCTCCAAATTAAAAGCCATAATTTATCTCCTGTTTTCCTTGTCGGTATTCCTGTTGGGCACGAAGATCCCAAGTGCTCCCATCATGCCAAGCCTCCATGCTGTGTCTGCATTTATCGCAATAGGCTCTTTGCAAGCCGTTTTGGCTTGTTGAGATCCAGGTCGATGGATTCTGACCTTTGATCGTATGCGCTCCATACTGCGCTTTACAATAATCGCACCAAACACTGGAGTTAGAATTTCTCTTGATCGTCATCTAATTGACCTTTGACAACGTCTTCGTAGAATGCCAGGTATGCGACCGCATCGACAACACTGTCGTGATGTGATGGTGTTTCAACCAAACGAGCGATCTTGACCCCTGCCATGCAAAGGACAACTTGATGCGCCGTAATTGGAAACTCGAGGATTGCACTCCACAGCTCTGCAATTCGTTTGTGGTTCGTATAAGGAGATCCATAAACTCGACCTCGGTCTTGTATAAGTAATCTTGCCTCATCAAAAATTGCTTCACGATTAGCGGACACTTCTGGACACTTTCATGCCTTGTTCATATCCAGCACGCCATGCTGCATCGGTCAAGCGATTGATGCGATCTTCTCTCCATGCCATAAAAGAATAAAAAGCAATAAAGCTGAGGAAAGGTAATAGTAAAAACATGTAATCATTCACTTTGTTGCCCACTCCCAAATCTCTTGTGGAACTGCGACAGGATTTCTGTCATCGATAACTGTATATCTAGCACCTGACGGATGTATCGAAGGCGCAGCTGCGACATAGCCTTTATATTTAATATCTATGCCATCTGCTAATTTGCCACGATAGACAGCTGCTGGACTTGTTGCATAGTAAAGGTGCATTCCATCGCCAGTTTTGACTGTGTAGGTTGGCTGAAACTCTTTTAACAGTTCGCCACCATTACGATAATCAATATCAAATACGACCAGTCCAGAAGTAGAACAGGCTATACCGATGTTAATATTAGAATCATAATCAAACCAAAAATTGATTAGTTTATGATCTGTTGTAGCTGATAGATACGCCCTACGGCATAGGTCAAAATGTGGATCTTTTTTGTTAGGTAGTAAAGGCATTACTGCCCATCCACGATCTGCATATTCCAGTGCAACTTCCCTGGTATTTGTTTCTGTTTTCATTTATTGCTCCCTATCGGATTGGTTGTTTCCGATAAGAGAAATATCCTCTAAAGGTGGGATCTGATCAATCTGCTAATGGGCGTGTTAGATAACGATACTGTTATCAATGACATCAATATGCTCATCGATTGTGCGTGGCTTGTAGTCAGTTTCCCTAGACATAAGACTTTCCAAGAGCTGTAAATGATCCATCTTTGTTGATTGGAATCAGAGTAGGGGTCATATTTTTACCATCCCAATCTAGGATTACGATGCCCATCTGCCAGTTAGCGATTCCCTTTGTGTATGAGGCTTTGGCTTTGTTCATTAGGTTGCCGGCCTCTATGCCGTAAATCGTCCTGTAATGGCCTCCTAAGCCCTCTGAGAACGAAGATAGCCCTAGTTTATGGGTGTGGCCTATTAAAACGCTCTTACCCACCTTCTTGGCCAGATTAAGGGCAGTTAAGCCTGCGTTAGGATTAGTGTTTCCTTCATCGCCATGACCAAGTAACCAGCCCTTTTCAAATTCGTAAAAGGTTTTGTGGAATGTAATGCCCATTGTGGCAAAGTCCATGAACTTGTCGTACTGCAACTCTGGAAGGCTGATTAGGCCAGGTACTTTTAAGAGAGTGTTATATAGGCGATCAGTATGATTAGAGCGGACAATATGAGCCTCTCTAGCGTGCTCGGTAAGATCCCAAAGTATCTGCTGAGTGAGTTCACGATCGCGGTGCAAAGTCTGCTCATAAGCCAAAGGTGTTTTCTCAGCCCATCGAGAAATGGTTTGAAAATCAATCTCATCACCAACGTTAAGTACACTGTCAAACTTCTCCCGTCTTGCTAACTTGATGACATTCTTTACAGCTGCTTCATGGTGGTATGGCACTTGTAAATCTGAAATGACCAAGTATCGCTTAATCTAAATCCTCATCTTCTTCAGTCGGATCAATCGAAGGAATGATCCCACCATCTCCGACAATCCAGTCGGGAAAGGTGTGCTTCTCAGTCATCATCCAAAGTGCGACACCTTCACTAAATCCTGCTTTACGAGCTGCTTTGTAGCACTCTTGCAAAGCGATGTAATGGATGTCTATCTTTGATAATGGCTCTGGCGACTTACGCACAATTCGCTTCTTCGCAATCTTTTTGCGAGGTGCTTGCTTCTTGCGTGTGTTTGCCATGTTTTAAATTATCGCTCTAGAAGTATGTTATAGATCTCATCAACACGCTCATTTAGGCGTTTAATTTCAGCCATTAAATGAGAGATAACATAACTTGCAAATCCACCTAGTACGCCAATGGTTGCAAAATAAAGAGTAAAGAATTCCGACTGGCTCATTTCGTAGTGATGCCGTAATCGCTTTCAGATCCTGATTTTGGATCTAGGGCTTTAACGATAGGTGCAATTAATGCGCCAAGCAATACTGCATACTCTGGTTTCATGTCGCCAGCAATTGCTAAGGCAACTGTAATTCCACTAGCTGCTACTGCTCGCAGGTAGGACTTAATTGCTGCTTTGTGTTTCTTTGATAGTTTCATACTTTACCTCCGAGAAGTGGGATGTCGAAAAACGAACTGTCCTGATCTCCCGCAGGGCTAAAAGAAATGTGGATATGTGCTTTATGTGGGTTATAGCCTGTGTAAGCCCTATAT